CCTTGTATTATAATATCTTAAAAGTAGATATATTATGAGAGATTTACCAGAGGCTGTTGGAGATAAGAGTAAACACCTATCTTTTTGAATGCAATGTGTTACAGCTTTTAATTGATAATCTCTAGGTTTTAAACTCAGAGAGAAACGTTCATATAACCGAGAGCAATCAATATCAGTGAAATTATTATTACCGAACGTAAAACTTTTATCAACTTGTAACTCATAGTCTCCGACCTCACAGAATTTTTTAACATATTCAGCAAGCCCATAATATAATCTCCTTGTTCTTATATCAAATAGTCTAATTTTACCGTCCCAAAATCCATTTTTGTAGGACGATGTGAATCTAGCATTTGGAACTTCAAACGTAAAATAATCATTTAATTCTGCGGCTTGACCTCTTTCACATTCCACTAATAAATGAACATCATCTATTTTTTTTAATATCATTGTCCCATTGTAAATCGTAAAAAGTCAATAGCCGATTTAATGTTATATCCTCTAGTATTTAGGGATTTGATAATCGATTCTAAAAACTCTACTTTTATTTTTTGATATTCTAATTTTTGATTTGCTTCAATTAAATCATCATCACCTTGAAGATATGTTTCTATTTTAGGTTCATATCCTTTGATTAATTTAATTTTAAATTGTTCCCAGCCGTGCTCTTCTAATTCTTCTTCACTCATTTTTCCAGCATACCAAATAGTTTTATACTTTAGAAGTTTCTTATTTTCAAAAAATAACTTCTTTTGAGAAAGAGATTCATCGTTATAAATCCCTAAGTATTTACTATGAAGATTGGGGAGTTTTAATAATTCTATATCTAATTTGGTATCGTCAATCTGACAATCTTTTTGCCACATTGTTTGAATGTCACTTAATTTCATAATATTTTATGTAGGTTCGTTTATCCTTGTCATCGTATAATAATTATATTGGAAAACTACGTCTGCTGTAGAATATGTTATATCGGCAGCCATTATATCAAACTGAACTGATCCAATAGATTTAGGCCATAGATTATAAAAATCAAATCTTAGTGAAGGGTTTTTTGAACCAGTGAGAATGAATAAAGATCCAGTTGTATCAGTCCCTGCTGCTTTTCTTTTTTCATACTCTTTAAATCCAAAAGGTTTTCCTAGACCAATTATCCATGTTTGAATTTCTTCCCAATTTCTTAGATATTCATCAACAATTATTGTTATTGAAAATTCATCAAATGTCACATTATCACCAGCTACATAATGTTGTTTATGGGGTGTAGGTATGGGTACTTCTGATATTGAAACGCCAGGTAAATTGGCTGTTTGACAGTAAAATTGAGTTTCTGGCATAGCAGAGCAAAGAAATCTAAAGCCAGTAGGTGAAAGGTAATTTATATTATCTGTACCGCGTACTCCGGTTGATGCTTGTGCCATTGATACCTCGTGAGCATAAAAAAAGGGTAAGGAAATCTAAGACCCCTTACCCTTATTTATATCACTTAATTTAATACAAGATTACATCAAGTTTGTAACAAGACATCGTCTGTAATAAACATTAGTATTATAAGTGAGTGATCCATCACTAGAAGCAGCAGTTCCAGTTGAGAAAGGATTAGACACCATTCCGTAACGTGTCTTGAATCCGATCTTAGGCTGGAAGTTGTTCTCACCAACCGCACGTACCATTTGTAGTGGAACGTATGGGCAGTAGAAAAGTCCTGCATCATATGCGCTAGAACCTTTATATCCTAGTACAAACCAATTTGTGTCTTGGATTGTTGCATATGGATCAACATATACTTTATAACGACCATTAAGTGTACCAGCAAATGTTGATTGTGTGTCATCAACATTCAAGGAATCGTTACCGGAAAGAGCAGGTGTGTAATCAAGTACACCAGCCATTTGCAATGCGGAAGCAACATCCGAAGAAGTCATAAGGATATTACCTTTTCCTCTACGTGTGTCGTGCCCGATAGCATTAGCTTCGCGCTCAATCTGGAACATCAGTCCCTTGAATTTTTCAACCATCCAACGACCGTTTGAATCAACATCCATATCGAATGTTCCGGCAGTGGCTACGTTGTTCTGGGCACCAGTTTTGGCGTTACCATAAATTGTGCGGATAACTTCGCGGTTAATCTCTGCCAAAATCTCTTGTGAGAGAATGTTAGCGAGTTCTGTTTCAGCATCCAAACCGTGAACGGCTTTAAGATCCTGTGCCAATTCCATCGAGTACTCACCTTTGAGTGCACGTGTCTTAGCTGTAACAGTTACACGGTCAATTGAGAATGACATTTGCTGGAAATCTTCAGCAGCTGTACCTTGAGTTCCAGTAAGACCGAAAGTTTCACCAGTTGCCGTTGAGTTACCTACACCCAATACTGAGGAGTATGTTCCACCCTGAGCTGCTGCTTGTGCACCTGCTCCTGAGCTGACCATATCATCTCCAGCGTCACCAGAATGTGTGGATTCTGGTTCTGAGTACATGGCTTCAGCACCACCTTGTGAATCGTAACGAGGACGCATTGCGAAAATAAGTCCTGTAGGGCCAGTCATTGGTTGAACACCACAAACATCATAAGCAACTAAATTAGGCATTGCGCGACGAATCATGGAGATCAAAACTGGATCTTGATATTGTACTCCACCAGACGAACTTGCTGTAGGAGCGAGTGATGTCAGGGAAGTTGTTGCTTCCATCAAAGAGCCGCGACCTTCTGCAGCTGCCTGCTCTGCCATGGCTTTTTCTTGGTTTTCCAAAAGAACGGCGGTAACCGCTTTTCGGTATGGGTCTTTAATCTTGGGCATATCTGGATGCTCTAAGACCGGAGCCCACTTTTGTTGTAGTCCTTCAGCTAGATACATTTTTTGTAATCTCCTAAAAATGTTATTTGTTTAAACGAGTTAATGCAGAGGCATATTTACTCATAACTGGATCAACACTTGATTCTGAACTATCTTGTTCTTTCTCAGTATTTTCCAATTCTTCTGTAATTACTTCCGACTGTTGTTTAGGGAAATAATTTTCCTTAATTACTTCAAGTTTCTCAGAATATTGAGACTTGTCTTCAAAATCTATTCCATCAGCCAATTTACCTAATTTTTCTTTTTCGGTATCGGCGAGGTCTTCTGAAACTTCTCTCAAAGTTTCAGCTTTTTTATACTCAGCAAGTTCCTTTTTGATGTCTACACTTGTGTTAATAGACTCATCAAGTTTTTGCTCTAGTTCTTCAACTTTCTCAAATAGATCGTCAACAAGGTCAACTTTCTCTTCTGGAATGTCAATGTAATGCTCTGTAAAGAGGTTTTTAAGTCCTGTCATAAAGTCTTCAACCAATTCTGATCGAATTCCCTTTTCAACAGCTAACTCATTCTCTTTCATCCACTCTTCAGTAACATAGTTGAGATAACCATCAACTTTTTCTGTAACTGTGGACAAATGTTCTTCTTTTGCTTCAGTAATTTCTTTCTTGTAATCTTCTTCTAATTTCTCAATCCTTTGATTGACTTCAGAAAGTACTTTAGCTGAAACTGCTGCTTCAAATATTGTAGAAGCTTTAGTCTTAAAATCTTCAGAGAGGTCTTCACCATTTGTAATGGCTTCAATGTCGTCTTTGACATCAATTTCTAGATCCTCTTTTTTGAGTTTCTTAGCCTCATACTTGGGATTATCCTCTTCTTCTTCGTGATCTTCTTCATGAGCCTCATCTACTTCTGTAAGAGTGGCTGAACCCATGATTTTTGAGAAAGAATCGGAAAGGTCAGCTTTCTTCATGCCATTAAGTTGGTCATAAAGAGCTTTAATCATTCCGGCTTTGGTTTTAGGAACAGAAACGGACTCTTCTACTTCCTCTTCTACTTCCTCTTCATCTTCTTCTTTAACTTTAGTCTTAGCTTCATCTAAGATCTCTTCGCCCGAAGACTCTTCCGCAACAGCTTGTTGCTCTTCTTCCAGTTCTTCAGCCGTTTGTTCCAAAATTTCTTCAGACATTGAAAATCTCCTATTTGTTATCTGTGTATGTGTTTATACTAATATTATTTATAATAACTTATATTTACAACTTGGCAATAAAATCTCTAAAAGCTTCAACAAGTACGTTTTCACGGCCTTTTCTTGAAGATTTTTCAATTTTATCTTTATATTCTTGGATTTGTGTCTCTTTAAGCAGACCATTATCCCAAACCCACTCTTTACCTTCCATAATACCATGAACAAAGGCGTCTGGAGCGGAAGGATCAGCAACTATATCGGCTGCTGTTGCAAGGTAGAAATCACCCTGTACTTCTGAAATACCATTTCTTCCTGACTTTAAAGAACCCATACCTCTTGATGAAACTCCCAATTGAGCACCTTCATCAATAAGATTCTTTACAATCTTTCCGTATGGTGTATCTAAAACTTTAGCTCTTCCCATGAAATTTTGACCTACTTCTTCCAACTCTTCTATCATGTGGGAAACTCTTTCCAAATTAACCGTTGGCCCATCTGGATGTCCCAATTCACCAAAAGCTCTTTTCTTCTTGATAAACTCTGTAGTATATCGTTTTGCTTCTTTTTGAAGAATTTCTGTTGGATATATTCTTCCATTTCGATTCTTCTTATTTGCTTGCATGAAGATACCTTCAATGAAGTAGTTCTTACCACCACTCTTAGTAGCTTCTGTAAGAAATTCTACATTTGTTGCTTCTTCGCTAATTAGTTTCATGGTTCTCTCCGTTTGTTATTTTTCTTTTGCACTGGCCTGACGCATCTTAAAGGCATCTTTCATTTTCTTTTTAATTATAGGTTTTAATCTTTTTTTCCATTTACCACCCATTTTTTGTACTTTAAGATCGGCTTTCTTCTCTATACTAGTTTTTATTCCAATTGAAGCTTCGGGGTCTTTATATTTTCCTGCCTTATCAACTAATGTAATTGCTTTCTGTCTTACTGCCTTATTTACTGCCTTATCAATTTTATCTTGAGAAGGTGGTTTTTTCATAGACCTTGCTCTTTTTATGGCAGTAATTTTTGATTTCTTTTTGGAAATAATTGACCTTTTCCTTCTTTGTTGGAGGGTCAATGCTTCCATAAAATCTTTAAAATCCTTCATTAATATGCATCCGAAAAACCATGTTGGTTAAATCTGTATCCGAGTTGACCATTCTTCATGAAATTTGGTAGTTCAAATCCTGTCAATTTTCCTATCTCTATTCCTATCATATAACTATCCTTGTTTGCAGCACCTTCTGTTGTTACACAAACATCTCCAAGTACGTTACTAGAATTTCCAGCTGCAGATCCCATACCTATTGCTCCGATATGGTTACCACCACCTGCATAATTTATATAACCATTACCAGCTACCAAATAAGCAATAGTTTGTTCTGTATCACTCCCATCAAAGTAAATTCTAGTATAGTCAATACCAGATGGTAAATTCCACCAAAGTTTTCTGAGATTAATTGTTGGTGAAGCGATAGCCACTCTTGTACTAGCATGAGTGGTTGCAGTACAAAGTCCAGAAACACTTCCTGTCAATGTTTTTTCAGTTCCAACATCTGTTGCAGTTTCTGCAGTCCAAGCTAGAGGGGTTATATCAGTAGCACTTGTAACCTTATAAGCTTTAAAAGTTGTTGCTCCAGCAGTGTAATCCGTAACTCTCAAATATATTGCTGTACTGTCATTTGTGGTTATTACTTCTCCGATACACAAATTCGCAGTTGGTGCAGATGCCAAAGTTACTGTAGCTGAGGCATATTTTAATGCAGAAAGGTTAGCGAAGATACTATCAGATAGTTGAGTAGCACCATCAGCAAGTCCTGTATGTTGTACCGAATACTTTGTGTTAGTGTCTGTTATAGTATTTACTAATTTAGTTATAGCCATCTGTTATCCTTTTAAAATCAAACTTCATTCTAGCTTGATGTTTAAGTGTTTTCATGTGCTTTTCCAAGAACCTTCATAAATGCACGTTCAGTTCTTTGGATTTGTTGAATAGTTCTATTTTTTTCTGAAGAGCCTAGCCCTTCTATATATTTAACCAAAATCTGCGATGTAAGCGGATCTATCGGTATATCTGCTCCATCATCTAGAGTAATTTCACTATCTTTTTTAGATTTACCCGCTTTGAGTAAATCATTCATTACACCTTCTGAGATGAACTCTCCGAACTTTAACAATTTACTTTCTGTTTCTGTTGATGTATTATCTTTCTTTTGATCTGTTGGCTTCTTT